TCCTACAGTTGCACTAGGTGATGCTGCGGTACCACCACCACCACCGCCAGTTGATGAAATACTGCTAAATACTGAAGTTCCTCCGTCTGATCCTTTATTTCCCTGTCCAGTACCACCAGAACCACCAGCACCTACTGTAATTGTATAAACTGTTCCAGCAGTTAGAGTTAAGGAACTTTCGGCACCAGCACCTCCACCAGATGTTCCTGCAGATGTTCTATATCCACCGGCACCACCACCGCCAGCACCACGACCCGAAGGCGCACCAGCGCCACCGCCGCCACCACCGCCAGCAATTACTAAAAAGTTTGCTGTGTACTGACTAACAACTGGACCAAGTGAATTAGATGTTATGGCATTTGCTGTACCCGCTGCATTTATAGCAGTTACATTACAGGTCATGTTTGCGCCGTTTTGAGTGGATGTTAAGACAAACGTACTGGATGTTGCGTTAGTAATATTGGTTGTATTAGCTCGCCATTGATAACCATAGCTGGTTGGAGTATTTGACCAAGTACCAGTAGTTGATGATAGGGTTTGTCCTACAGTAACGGTGCCTGAGATAACAGGAGCAACACTATTTACCGGTAAAAATGTTTGAGTCAAACTAGACCAGTTCCCAGTTGAATAAGCTTCAAACACACTATTAGATGTGTTGTATCGCAACATCCCTGACGATGCAGTTGGTCTATTTGCTGTTGTTCCTGCTGGTACGATAAGCGCAGCGGTTGATGCACAGTTAATATTTTGCGTACTGTCTATTAACAAAGCATTAGTATTTGCGGTTTGGAATGCAACTGAAGCGGTTAAGTCAACCGTTTGGGTGATTCCAGAGTTGTTGGCGTTAATAATGGCAGTCATTAGAAAACACCCCAAGAGTTGTTAGCATAACCTTCTACCTTAGATAAAGTAGTGTTATATCTCATCATGCCATTAACTGGAGAACTGGGTCTTTGTGCAGTGGTTCCAGATGGTAAAGTTAAATATCCAGTTGTTGGAAATGAAACAATATTAGATGTAATGTTGCATAAAATTGCTGTTGTGTTAGCAGTTTGAATAGCTAAAGATCCAGATTTATCAACAGATTCCGTCATTCCAGAAGAAGAGAAATTAATATTAGTCGTCATGCTGTGTATGTTCCAGACTGCGTATACTTCACAATAGTGTTAGATCCAGATGTCGTTACTGTTGGAGTTCCTGTTACAGTTCCTGTGTAACTTGCAGTAGGTATAGACAAAATAACAACCCCTGAGCCACCAGCACCACCTGTTCCGGGCGCATTACTAATTGAAGATGCGCCACCGCCGCCACCGCCAAGATTTGTTGTACCAGCCGTTCCATTTTTTGACGTAGTATTTGCTCCTGTACCGCCGCCACCTGAGCCTCCTGTGCCACCACCAGTAGTTGCTCCAGAGCCACCGCCGCCACCGCCTGCATAGGTTACAGATGTTCCTGTAATTGATGAAGCATTGCCAGCTCCACCATTACCCGCTGCAGAAGGTGATGTTGTACCGTTTCCACCAACGGCAGAAGCACCACCACCACCGCCCCCACCACCATCACCACCAGCGCTAAGACCACTACCTCCAGCATTACCTTGACCAGATGTTCCTGCTGCACCAGATTCTCCGGGAGAGGTTTGAGAATACCCTCCACCACCTGAGCCACCAACTGTTGCTGTAGCCCCACTAGAACCACCTCCACCACCTATGGCTATAGTTAATCCAGTAATTGAAGAATTACCGCCATTACCAGCGGCACCGTTATTTCCACCAGTTCCGCCAGCTCCAACAGTAATTGTATAAACTGATTTTGAAGATAATGTTGTAGTTCCAGTTAAAAAACCACCAGCACCGCCACCGCCCATACCCCTACCACCGCCAGTTGATACTGAGCCACCACCACCTCCACCGGCAACAATTAAGTATGAAGCTGTATAGACACCCCCAACAATATATGACCAAGTGTTATTGGCGTAGACTTCAAGACCACTGGATGTTGTGTTGTACCGAATTGATCCATTGACTGGTGATACTGGTCTTTGTGCTTCTGTACCTACTGGCAATAAAACTGCTGTGTTTGCAGTGCAGTTGATGGTTTGACTTGATCCTATAACAACTGCATTAGATCCATTGGTTTGAAACGCAAGTGTAGATGTGTTGTCGCCCGATGTAACGAGCAAGCCAACTTGTGGATCAAGAACAGCATTTATGGATGACATCTATGTTCAAGGTGTAGGCATTAAAACCCAAGATTGGGTTGCTTCATCCCAATAATAAGAACCACCATCTGTAGGATAAGGTACTGGAGCTTCCCATAGCCAAGTGGAAGTATTTAAAATCCATGATGGGTAAGGCTGGGGTGCATAAAAAACATCATCATATGAGTTATATGTATATCCAATACCTGCGTAGTTAGCCCGTAAAGGAATGCCACCATCAGGAGTACGGGGTTCAGCAGGAGGACTTGGTGCGTAATGCACATTGCCGTAAGTGTTGTAAGAGGTTTGTTTCCATAGGCCGGGCAGATCAGCAACAAAAGATTCGTCCGCAGATAATACTTGAGCTACGGTAAATGTTGATGAATTTGCATTTGCGGTTGGAAAACATTGTGCGTAATAAGACATTATGAACTCCATTGTTCGGTTGGTGTTGTAGGAAATACTGGATCTACTACTGGGTTTACTGCGTATCCTCTAACTATACTTCTATAGGCAATAAATTCAGCTTGGTTTATCAGATATGGGTTTGACTTTAATGGGTCAGCCACATCAGGAATAGATGTCCAATCTGTTGAATTTAAAGTTGCTGTTGCTGTTTGTTTGCATTGAGCAATAAGTTCTTCAGGAGTTGGGGCCGGTACTGGGGGAGCAATAAATTGCCCATCAACATAAGTCCATCCCGGACCTGCTGTATCGCTTTGAACGGCAATAATAGGTTCATCAAACCCCGGAGGAGGGTTAGAGGGCGGCGTGTCATAATCAATAACGTTGATGACGTTAATACCATCAATGATTGCATATCTTTGTGTCATAATAAATTCCTAGAAATAAGCAGTGACAATAATTACACCTGCTGCACCTGCGCCACCTGTATTCCCGCTTGTTCCTGCGCCACCAGCAGTACCACCAGCACCAACAGCATAAGAATAAGTTGAGGAAGGGGTAGTTACAATTGCTTTAAGATAACCACCAGCGCCTGCGCCTGCACCAGCATAAGTTCCAGCAGAGTTCATTGATCCACCAGCACCACCAGCGCCAGTATTTGCCGTTCCTGCGCCACCATTAGTATTGTAATAAGCACAAGTTCCTGCGCCTCCAAACGGATTCATGCCCCCAGCGCCTCCTGACTGAGAAACAGATGTTGCTCCAGAACCAAACCCACTTCCACCAGTTAACGCTAAACCAGATGCACCAGCACCTATTGTTCCAGTTCCACCACCAGAAGCAATATTTGGATTTGTAGTTGCGCTGCCGCCAGTACAAGTTAAAAATGACGAACCGAATGTGGTGCTTCCACCAGCGCCGCCACCAGTTTGATTTCCTGTTCCAGAACCGCCGCCACCGCCTCCGCCACCAGCCATTTCAACTACTAAATACTTAGCGCCTGTTGGAGTTGTATAGTTTCCAGAACTACTTGTGTATACGGTTACGTTTGGGTTTGCATGGGATGTAATAGTCGTGCTATCAGAGAATGTAATACCAGCCGCAGGAACAGTAACCCCACCAGCAAAAGTAGCTGCTTGTGTGCTAGAAATTGTTAACGCATTTACGCCACCAGTTGAAATAGCAATAGCATTAGCCGATGGATAATAGACGCCCGTAGATGTTCCGCCAGTACCACCTTGAACCGCTGGGCTTCCTACAGCATTATCTGTTCCGTTAAGAATAAGCGTCATATTAAGAACTCCATTGTTCAGTTGGCGCAGGAGGAAATACAGGATCAACTACAGGGTTAACAGCATAGTTGCGAACAACAGCTCTATATTGTTTAAATTCTGTTTGATTCATTAGATAAGGCGTATATGTAGGATCTGCAACATCGGCGATAGAAGTCCAGTCTGTAGCGTTTAATATCGTAATAGCTTGAGTTTTACAAGAATTTTTATCCGCTTGGGCTTGAACCGCAACCAAATCATAAGTTACTTCATTGCCGTTAACATCATAAGCAACATCGCCACGAACCACTACTACTGTTGGATATAGTTGAAATATAGCTTGTGTTTGTTCTGTTGTTAAACTCATGCTGCTATCTCCATTAAAGTAAGCGTAGAAGGAGCATTTGAATTAATTCCTATAGAAAAAGAAGCGTTTAGGGCTGAAATATATATGTTGTATGTTGTTGAACTTGTTGTTGCTGGAGAATCTAAATACATTATTGGCAAATTAACTCCGCCATCAGTTATAGCTGTAGACCCAGTATTAATGTTCATTCTTGCTTCTATTAACTGTGTTGAACCTCTAGCTAAAGAACATCTACCATAATAATAAACTTGACCTTGACCATTTTCAGCAATATAAATAGCACAAGATGCAAGAACCAATATTTTGCTAGTTGAAAATTTAGGTGTAATAGATGCAGTTACATTTGATAGTTGTAAAGTTGTTGAGGTGGTCGTAGATGCTGATACAAATGGCCCTGGATTAACTACTTGCAATATAGAACCAGTTGGTAATGAAGCAAAAGCAATGCCTTGAGAAGCTGTAGTTAAAGTTCCCGCAAAAGTAGCGGCTTGCGTATTGCTAAGGGTTAAAGCAGTTGTGTTAGCTCCTCCAGTAGTAAAGACTAGATTGCCAGTTGTATCGCCCGTATAAATCAACGATGTAGTAGTCGTGTTTCCAGCTTGTATTACGCTCATTAGATAACCACCCAGCGAGAACCTGATGAAACCGTTATTGATACTCCATTAGACTGTGTAATCGGGCCAACAGAGAAGCCATTAGTACCAGCAGCAATTGTGTAATTTGCTGTAGCGTTTGCTTGATTTACTATAATTGCTTGCCCGCTTCCGCCTAATGCAGAAGTTTCAGCAGGGTAAGTAATAAACACATCGTGTGTAACATTAGTAAAGTTTGTTAAAGAGCCAGCATTACTAGAAGATAGGATTGTTGTACGGGCAAGCGATACATTATTAAGATAATAAGTTCCAATACCTACTTCCCAGTTACTTCCAGTTTGATCGGCAATAGTGTAGTAAGTCGTACTATTATTAGCAACAACAGCAGAAAAAAGCTGATAGCCCGCAACTGCAACGTTTGCAAGAACAATAGTACCAGTACCAGCAGTATTGCTGGTTTCTTTCACCCGATCAAATAATACAAGAGCCATTTAAAGCTCCTGTTATGCTATACGGATAATAGCTGAGGTTGAGTCTGCTGTTGGGAATATAACGCTAAATGTACCGTTAGTAGCAGTCTTATCGCCACCAAAAGCCAACACAGCAACAGCCGTATTTGCAGTGCTGTTATAAATCAACGCACCGTTAGCCGTAATATTCGCATTAGTCCATGAGCTATTCGCAAACGACATAAACGCTACGTTACCTGTAGAGGTAGGACTTTGACTAACTGTTAGTGTATTACCACCAGCGGTATAGTTTGAAGCTGAACTAGTCTGCTCATTCAAAGTCGTGTACGCAGTTGTTGCATTGGATAGGGTAGCTGCACTAGTATACAAAGCAATCTTATATACGGGTGTTGCGCCAGATGTTAAATTTTGTTGACCGGCAAGGATTTGCACCTTGAACGAGTCGCACATTGCTTGGGTAATTGCCATTTATGACTCCTAAAAATTAAGTAACTTGAACACGAGCTTGACCATTACGATAAGCGTCTTGGCGCTCAAGCCCATCTCCAAGACGTTTTAATTGGGCTAGCGCCTCATTGTATTTGCTATTATACGTGGCTAACATGTCTGTTTCACCTTTCATATAAGTATAGGCTTCAACTAAAGAGCCATAAAGTAAGGCAGGACTATAGTTGTCACCAAGCCATGAAGAACCAGCATCAACGATCGACTCTGGATAATAAAAGTAATGCAGCTCAGCGCCATAGCTAGCGTCTGGTGTTGGGCCAAGAATGAATGTTAATTCATTTGGATCATTCAATCTAGAGCCAAACAAAGCGTAATATCGGGGTAAACCCGTAGCTGTTGGATCTGGATAAGCTTGGCGGATAAAGTTAACATCTTTGTTTAGCAAGTACTCATAATTACCATCGGCCTGAATAACCGCTAACGAATAGGTAGAAAGGTAGTCATTTGGGCAGGCTAAGTATTTGCTAGTGCTAGAACAGTTACCAGTAACGTTTTTTCTCAAAGAAGGAATCTGCACCGTATTATAGATGCGCTTCTCCGCTTGCTGAATGAACGTATTAATCTGAGTGGTTACATTAACCGTACTCGTATTACCGCCAGACAGCTCTACATACGTATCAGGGAATATATTCTCTGTATACGCTTGTACTTGCTGAAAAAGTTCGTTGTAATCCATTAAGCCATCGGACCTCTAGATTTGATGCCTTTAGTTGCAGCACCATAACCACGCATAGTAATACCGTCAGTCTTAGGACCACGAGTTTTATTACCAATACTCACACTACGTGCTGGCATTCCGCCTGGAGTAGACTCATCAGCCGTCATACTGTTTGGGTTTGTTGCATATTGAATATCTGCGCTCATTGTGTTTGGCCCAGGTTGTGCATAAACACCAATGTCTCTAGCTGTGCCAGTGCTTTCTGGAAACTTATATGACCAAGTGCTTGCGTCTTTAGCTTCTTTAGCATGACCAAGAGGATACTTTCCTGCTGGAGTTGGTTTTACTGATTTATTAGTAGCCATGATTACCCCTGATTTTTGGCACGAGCTAAGTTACGGCCAACAGCTTTCATTGCTGCGCCAGTAACGGTAGATGCACCTTTTTTGCCTTTGCCAGTTTGAATAGCTAAGGTTGGACCTGTATCGCCAAGATTTTTACCTTTGGTTTTACCAGTTTTTGTTACGCCGTCTGCTGCTTTTTTGAATGTCATAATGACTCCTAAGTTATACTAACCGTTACTGTACCAAGTTGTGTGTTGCCTATCAAGTCATTTGGCGTTAAAGCATTGTCAAACAACCTTGAACCACCAACTGGCGCCCAGCCCCATTGGAAAATCCTACTACCCATATCTGGGTTTCCTAATCCATCTGGCCCAATACCAGTTAAATTAATCTGCAATCCATTAGTACCAGACTGCCAATAGCTTACATCAGGACGAGGCTCCCGAACCGCTTGCGGGTCGTTTACCGGATACATACCCAATTGTAACTGAGGATGGTCAGGATCCCAACATGCTTGGCAAACTTTAATCTTATATGGCTTGGTTTTTACCGTTTGTGTCCGAAGCTCTTTTAACATGAATCTTTGAGCGCATCTGTCACATTCGGCAATTGCCCACTTGCCCGAAGCGAACTGATTCGGCATTGTTAACGGCCTCCTCCACCATAGAACGACATCCTAGGTACAAAACGAATCGGAGCTTTCTCACGATCTTCGTCTGCTGCCAATTGGAACTGTTGCTCATAATCTGACTTCAGCATTGGGATACGATTCATATCCACATCTGGAAGCTTTGTTGCCAACTGATAAGCCAATCCAGCAACCATACAAGGAATAAAGCGGAATGGAATGTCTTGTACATACACACCTGAGCCAGCATCTTGGATGCGGCGCAAGCGATAATAAACGAATAGGTACTGGTCGCCAGGAGCATTCGGAGTCGGCCATACATTAATACAGGGTAAGTTCTGCACTGTAACAGGAGCATCAGCAAGATGAGCTGCGGCAGTCGTATTGTTCTGACCACGGGCGCAGTTTAAAAGCTGGTTTCCACTAACATTAGGATAGCTAATTGTCTCTGCGCCAATCTTAATAAATCCAGCAGAAGCTAAGTTATTTGTAGATGTTAGGGTAATAGTGGTATCAGAAGAGCTTACATTAGCGCTTAAAAGGGCGTCTGAGAGGTTTTCTTGACCTGACTGACGGTTGATATACACCTGAATCGGGCGCCCCTGTGCGAGCTTATTAGGCAGGCTCATGTAGGTCGGCTCAGCAATACGGCTGATATTGATGTCAATCTGGTTAGAAGTTCCATTGTTTTGGCGGATAACGGTATCCATAAGGTCAATAGTATCTACAGGAATAGGATACATAGCTTGACCTGTAACCATTGGGATTATGCCCTGCTCTACTGTCCAGAGGTTAATTCCACGGTTAGCCCATTCAATGGTCAATAGGTTTAAAGAGCGACGGGCTGTTTTAAAGTCATAGCCAGTACGCAGTTCTTTGCCGCATCTCTCGAATGCCTCTTCGATTAGATCATTTACATCTAGATTAAATGCGGTTGTTCCAGTTGTTGCCATTATTTTTTCTTCGCTGTTTTAGCAGATTGAGTAAATGCCGCTTTAGTAGGCGCACCCTTAGATCCAACAGGACGCATCTTTTCACCAGAGCCAGCAGCAATACGCTTTTGCTTCGCATGAATATTTGCATATAATCCCGGTTTAACTTCTCCACCTTCAGCATACTGAGTAAAGTCCGTATTGTCTCTACGGGGCTTCTTAGTACCTTTAGGCATTTTGGACGGGGCTATTGCGCCCATACCACGAGAGGGTCTCATGCTTTAGTCTTACCACGAATAGCGCAACCATCAGCACGAGCAGAGGCGGACTTTACTGAACCACCTTTTTTCATACCAGTAACATTTCCCATAGTATCAACAGCGGGAATATTCTGTTCGGTTGTGCCAAACATTTCATATTCACGTTGCTTTTCCTGACGGATTCCACGTTCTTTATTGGCCTTGTAATAGGCTTCACGCTTCTCTTTTTCTTTACCAGTCTCTTCGTATGGCATGATTTAGCACATCCCGCCAGATTTCATCTTGACCATTGTGCCTTTGGTATGGCCTTTCATAACGCAACCGTCTGCACGAGTTACGCCGCCCTTAGCCATTTTGTGCATACGCTTTTCGTGCGATGCAACTTCTGCCTTGGCAACCTTTTTCATCATTGGCATATCTTCTTTAATGTCTTCGTGTTTCATAGTTCCACCTTCTTTAAATTTTTTGCCTTTGTCGGCAGTCATAAAATGTTTACCTACATCCATACCAACTCCAGCTTTTTTTGCAAACTCTGGTGAGTGGGCAATAGCAGCCATAAAGTTGTGTTGTTTTTTTGATACGCTTGGCATTATTTTTGCCCCCAATATCCAGCAATAAATCCAGCTATTCCAGTTAAAAAACTAATAAAACCACCTATAGCCATTAATGTTTTCCAACCACCCTTAGCTTCAGACAAAGTTCTTTCTATGTTTTGGAGCGTGGTTTTAATTTCAGCCATCTCCTTTACCATTTTGTCCATATCTACCTGTAGATGTTCAATATTACTAGCATGTGTTGCTAGTTCTCTAGCAGTTTCAATTGGGTCAATAATACTCATTTTAGCATTTCCATCGGGCTAAAGAAGCCGCTTTACGAGTAGGCTTACCCTTCTCATCTTTCATTGGTCCAGGCATACCAGACATACGTGCGCAGAAAGACTTCTTCCTTGCTCCGCCTTCAGGCTGTGGGGCTTTAAGGTTACTTCCTGTTGCTGCATTGTACTTAGCTCTACCTTTAGCGGTAAGGCCAGCCCCTTGAGAAACGGGAAGTTTCTCTCCTCTACCAACTGCTAGAGAGGGGCCTTTCTTCTTAGCCATAAAACGTTGTAACTGCTGCGTTAGCTGGTAGTTTTATGTATACGCCATCATTAAAACGGATACCCTCACCCGGAATCAATGTAGAAATAACGGCAGTATTGGTAGTGACATTTAGCGTTAGGCGTTCTGTGCCAGTAGCAGAATTAGAGGCGGTATCCCAAAACTGAATCTCGCCAGCAACTCCACCAGAGGCTACTTGATAACCTTTTACTCGAACAGGACCAGTAATAGCTTGCACGTTTGCATCCGCATGCACCATTTTTACGTCATATTGCATACCCATAATTAATCTCCTAAAGATTTAAGTGGGGGACGAATCCCCCTAGATTAATTAAACGTTTTGCTGACCGTTGTCCGCTACGTAATAACTAATTAAACCCGTTACAGGGCCACCAACAGCACCAGCAGCGCCAATAGCAGAAGTAACAATAATTAAATTAGTTGCGTTAGCTACGTTGCCTAAAGAAGCACCACCACCTGTACCGCCTACGTTAATAGTTGTACGAGAAACTACGTTAGCAGCAACCGCAAAAGCAGCAGGAACGTTAGTGCCTAAAGCGATCGGTTGTCCAGGACCACCACCAGTAATTGGGGTAAACCCTATGTTAGCTGCTGAGTTTGCACCAGTTGAACCAGTAGTAATGGTTACACGCAAAACAACAGCGTTTGCTGGCAGAATAATTGGAGCCGTATTAGTAGCAGAAACTGTTACGTTTGCGGAAGTAGAGGATGCGTTGGCGATGTAAAACTGAGCGATCATTTCCATTGAACCAGCATAAGCTGTACGAGTGGAATCGCCACCTGTTGAACGCCATAACGACGAGGTAGTAGCTAAAGTCATAATAAATTGTCCTTGCATATAAGATCAGCTTATCAATCAATATGCTGTCTGCCGGGACAGTTTGATAAGCCGGTTTTCCCGGTTTCTTGAATATTACTACATTTATAAATAAGTGCAAGCTTTATAAAGAAAAACCCCACCGGGTAGGGTGGGGCTTTCTTGTAGCTGGGGGGCTTTGATTAAGCGCCAGCAGAGCCAAACATTCCGAGTGGATCAGACCAACCGAAAGAATAACGCTCACGAGACTTGTAACGAACGTTACCAGTATCGAAATCGCCGTCCATGCTGTTGCTCAAAGGAGTACGAACAAAGTGCTTCATACCATTTGGAACATCAGTTGTCAGGAACCAAGCATTAGTATCGGTCAAGAAGTGGTTAACAGCGTAACCTTCAGAGACAGAACCATTGTTCTTGATAGCGTTGATGTCATTGTCGTTTGTACCAACACGCAATTCAGTTTCGAGCAAACGAGTTGACACGAACTGTAATGCAGGAGGAACAACCAACTTCTTAGGCTTAGCAGCGATCAAGAGACCACGCTCATCAGTCCAAGCAGCGATTTGAATTACAGCGGCTTCTAAAGAAGTCTCATTCAAGTCAGCAGGAGTAGATGGAACGTTGCTGTTTGTACCGCCAGATACCAATGGGTGTGATGCGCTGAATAGAGGAACGCCGTCGCCACCGTTATAACCGGTAGTGAAGCCGTTATTCAATACAGCAGCAGCTTTAACCTGCTTGGTATAAGCCATAGCACGAGCCAAAGACTTGGTATAACGAGCTGATAAAGAATCGTAGAGGTTGTCTTCGATTGCTTCTTCAGTCAAGCTAAAGCCCAAGGCGATAGTTTCGTGGTTGTAGCGAGCTGTCCATGCTTCTTGAGCATTGTCATAAGCGATGGCTGAGCCTTCGTTTTTGACAGGAGCTGCAGAGAAACCTGACAGTTTTGTTTCTTCTTCAAA